TGAAATTTAATGATTTGTTTCCTATCAGTTTGACTTCACTTGATTTTACAGCATCTGATACTGATATAAATTACTTTACAGCTGAAGCAGTTTTTAAATATACAGTGTATAATATAGTAGAACCTGATGGAAGAACACCCTTATGAACCTTGATCAAATTCAGGAGATGTGGCAGAAAGACTCTGTTATTGATCCTGATAACCTACATGATGAATCATTAAAAATACCGCAACTTCACTCAAAGTATTATACAATTTATAATACTATTTCATTATTGAGAGAGAAGGCAAAAGAATCATATAATCGTATACGTTTGGAGAGACATAATTATTATACAGGAAAAGCACCTGCAGAAGTTTATATTCAAGAAC